ACAACTAGCACTCTGCCAATATTACCAATTGTTCCAATTACCTTACCACCAAGGCTAATCATCTTCCCATAGCCGGAAAGAATACCACCAATAGCAGTTGCAGCAGCACCAATTACCGGTGACAAACCAATGAAGCTTCTAATTACTCCTGCTGTACTGCTTTGCGATTTAGTAGCCCAGTCTAAAGTATTTTTAATCATACCAAGATATTGATTATTAATCCTTTGAGCAGATTGCATTGAAGTATTGCGAAGTGATTCCCAAGCACCTCCAACTTGTTCTAACGATGCACCAATATTCTTTTGCATTTCTGAAGCTTGATTTTTCAAATAACTTGTTGCTGCCGCAGTGGAGCTTGCTGCTTTGTCTTGTTCGGCAGCGTACGCAGACCAACTATTTTTAGCATCACCAGTTGTATTAGTTACAGCTTCTAGTAACGGGACGATAGCTTTCATACCTGCTGCACCAAACATGGCTTTCAATGCTGCCGTTTTTTGAGCATCACCCATTCCGTTAGTTTTATCCGCAATTTCTTGAAGAATTTGTGGAAATGGTTTCATCTTTCCAGAACTATCAACAAAGGAAAGTCCTAACGCATCCATTTGCTTCTTGGCAATAGAGGAAGGAGCTAACATCTGAGTAATAGCATGGTTAAGATCATCTGAAGCCTGTGCAGCCGAGAAACCACGATTGGTTAATAACCCAATCGCTTCAGCTGTTGTACCCATATCCATGCCAGCCATCTTAGCAGTCGAACCAATAGTGGCAAGAGCTTGTTGCATATCCTCAATTGACGCATTAGAAGCATTCGCCGTCTGAACTAAAATAGCTGCAGCTTGTTCTGGTGACTTTAAACTATCACTCCAGATGTTCATTGATTGTTGAACAACTCCAGCGGTAGTTTGCAAGTCTGAGCCAGCAGCTGTTGAAGCTTCTGCGATTGCTGGAAACTGCTTTTTGATGTCATCAAGCGATGCACCATTTCGCGCCATTTCTAGCATCGCATTGGCTGCTTCTTGAGCACTCAACGGAAGGTCTTCACCCATCTGATTTGCCACATCGGCAAGCCCTTTGATATCTTTTGAAGTTCCACCCGCGACAACTGCAGTAGTGTTCAAAGTTTGTTGGAAATCACCAAAACCCTTTAACGCTTTAGTACCCATCGCAGTAGTAGCAGCACCAGCAACTTTCATCGCAGTACCAACACCCTGCATTTTAGAATTTACAGCGTTTCCAAACGATTGAGTAGCCTGTCCAGCTCTAGCCAACGTTGAACTAAAGGATTGATCGACTGCAGATAAAATCGCTCTAACACTATAACTATCAGCCATTGTTCATCCCCCTTTCTTTAAGTGGGACGATTTTTCCAGTCGCTTTTAGTTTCTTAAATTCTTCCAGTCGACGATTAAAAATTTGTGCTCGGTCAATCGCTTTAGTAGCACTAGCTCGTGGACTATAATCAGCTTCAAAACTAGAACGAATTTGATCAATCAGTTTTTGAGAATCAAAAAAGTCTTTAAATTCACTAAAGACGGGTTTAGGATGCTTTGCACTTCCTTTAGTTGCCTGAACGCTTTGAATCCACCAAGCAAGAGTCGCAAGATTTTCCTGCTCTCTAACCTGATGAATCTTATATGCTTCAAGTCGCAATTGATACTCTCTTAAAGTCATTCGTTCAATATCTTCAATATTAGAAAAGCCTAGAAGAGCTAGGCCATTTAGCAGTATTTCGTGATACTGCTGTTCACTTGTCTGCGGCTCTTCTAGGGCTTCATGTTTTTTGCTGCTACCTTAACAGCATTTGAGTCATTAATTTCCTTTTGAACTTCGTCAAATACCTTTTCTAAGTTTTCACAATTATCAATGAAGTCATCGATTGTATTCTGCGTTGGCCGTGTCTTTACTCCATAAGCGGCAGAGTAAATTACATCACTTAAAACTGCTGGATCATAAGCTTGTAAAGCAGGCAAAGACTTAGTTAATCCAAAGCCAAAAGATTGGCCATTAACTGACATCCCCGCAACCTTATCAAGTTCACGAACAAAACGCACACCAAAGTTTAATTGAACTGTCTTATCGTTTAATTTAATTTCCATAATTATTCTTCTCCTTCATTCTTTTCTGAATTATTTACTCGCTGGGGCTGTATCTGAACCTTTACCAGCATCTTCAGCAGTAAAGGCAGTACCACCACCAGTCTTATCTTGTTCTGTAACTTTACCGATACCTTGGAAGACATAAGATAATTCTTCTTCCGCATCATCTGGTAGTGTTAACCATCCACGTTGGGGTTCGCCTTTGATGGTGAAAGTTACATCACGAGTTGAGTTGTCATCCGGATCGTTCTCATTTTCATCTTAGGATACAATCACACGCATGTACCAAGCAAAATATTGACCTTGTGGATTGCGCCGCTTCCGGTATACAATCCATACTTCAATATCCTTATTCTTCAAGAGCGAGGTCATTAGATCATCCGACACCTTACTAATGTTATGCACAAACTCAATTTCTAAATCAGTTTCTAATGAAGAAGTAGTAGGAACCCCTCCCTGTTTAGTTTGTGTAGTATCTGTATCACGTTGTGGATCAAAGTCCAGTGATGTTTTGTAAGGGATAAGTTGGCCACGTTCTTTTGCCGCATTTTCAAGCAAACGAACGTAAGCAACTGTATCAATACCTTGTAAATATTGAATATCGTTATTTGCCATTTATTTTCATCCTTTCTAAATTAAACTAAATTTCAAATTAACAATTGCATGATTTAATACTGTATCTGGGACACTAGTATCTTGAATAATTTGATAATCACTACCAGTCATTCGTCCACGATAGCGATAATCTAACGTTTTAAACGACAAAGAGGCAATCATTAACAACGAACTAGCGATTGTATCAACCATTAGTCGTTGATCTTGATTGCCCCATACGTTAACAGTAAGGTTTATTTCAGCACCAATGCTCATTTTATTCGGGATTGGTACTAGGTTCATATTTTCAAGCGTCACAAAAGGATAATTCACGTTTTCAGAAGCCATCGGTAAATGATCGTAAGTGTCATACCCTTTGTTTAGTGATTCTAGAAATACATAATCATACAATTCTTGTTGTGGAGATTTCATCATTGCATCAACCTTTTCAATTCATTGATAAACATTTGTGACTGAACATCAAAAGCTGGTTTCAAAGTAGGCATGGCCGACATAAACCGAGTACCGTATTCCAAATAAGGGAAGTAATCAGTAGTCGGGCCAACTGAAACAGTCATTCCACCATCACTAAAGATAGGCTTAATTGATCGATGAGTCTGTCCAGTTGAATAACCATGAGTATAGGCAGCCTGCATATTAGATTGAGTACGACTAGACAATTGTGCGCCATGTTTCTTTACGATTTGGGGTACTTCAGTAAGGTTCATCTTTGTTTCTATTGCTACAGTTAAATCATCTAATCCTTCAAGCTTCATCCTAGGTTTTCCCAACATCTTCACCTACCAATATAGAAACATTCTTTAATGGAACAGTAGTTGTCCTCATTCGATATTTAGTAGGACCATCATCGATTGTTAAATAAGCCCACTGTTTTTCGATTGGTTCTACTATCCGAATAATTTTAACTCCTTGGGTAATACTTCCGAGGAGCCGAACCGTCCGATCAGCACCAACGTCGGTAACATTTCCCATCATGCTAGCAACCAGCTTAGATCCACAATCCGTTTGAGATGTTAGCGGATTATAGTGCTTACTTTCCTCTGTGTAAAAGTTAATTTCATGATCGAACCGCACGGCTATCACCCCGATATGGATTAAAGAATTGAACACGTCCATGCGACTTAACATTCTTACCGTTTTGATCTCGCCAGGCATTAATATCGGCTTCAAAGTCATCAAAATCAGACGAGTTAAAAGTAATTGACTGTCCTTCTTGTGAATAAGAAGCCATTCCTTCATTGGAGATACGATTATACCGTCGTACACAAACTTCAAGAGAGATAAAACCTAGCTCACTAGGGAAAGGGGTATCCTGTCCTAAGCCAAGCTTAAATCTTAACGCCTGTTCCGTATTATCAATAATCAGCGATAGTAAGGCATTTTGTTTGTCAGTTTTTAACTGGAGCATCGTTTTTAGATTTTCAAGTGTTACAGATTGTTCCATCTTACTCACCTAACTTTGCTAATAAATCAGGCTTATTGTCGGTAGAAGTATAACTGATTCCATGCTCATCCATATACTTCTTTATTTCGTCCACCGTGTTAGCGGACGTTGGTTTTACATCATTATCGCCCGCTTCTGAATTATCGGGCGGTGTTATTTTGACGCAGAAGCCTCACCAATGGTTGCAACTACAATGCCGTCAAGTCGTTCAGGGAATAGCACGCCAGAAGTCAGTGACATAGTTTCATATGAGGCATTTTCGGTCAGAGCATTATGAACAACACCAATCAAACCAGTTTCATCGGTCGTTAAGTTAAATGCTTGGCTTAGACTACCATTCATTGCAGCATAAGCGTAGTTCAAGTTTTGACTAGCAGTAGCAGCAATTGTGCCTTGTTTGATTGCACCGGTTAAAATAATGGCGTTAAAACCAAGGTAGTTTTGAATATAAGTCAGACCAAAAGCAGTTTGAGTGGTGATATCTGAATCGCCCAAGTAGTCGTAAAAATCTAGTGGGTTAGCAAAGAGAACTGATTGAACGTCGTCATCTTCCCACTTAATTGTTAATTGCCCAAGTGCATGAGCAGCGGCTTTCTTAAAGTCAGTTCCATCTGTTTTAGTAGTACCAGTTTGAACAAAATCAAAGAAATCCTTTTTAATATCACCTTGAATAGCACGAAGTAACTTACTATCAGTGTCATTTACAGCCGGACCAAAACCAGCTGATTGAATCGATTCAGCGGTGGTTTGCTTACGGTACTTCTTATAAACCAGTTCCTTAGTACTAGCTAGCTTCTTAGTTACTTTGCTAAGTGGAATAACTTCACCTTCAGCGACGTTACCATCTGCCTTGCTTACTTCTGACTTGTAAATCTTAATCTGTGAACCAACAGCCATTGGTTGCATTCGTGTTACGTTCATTGCTTGAAGCAAAGTACTAATTGAACCAGTAAATCGTTCTGTAAAATCAATAGATTGTGCAATTAAATCCTTTGATGTAGTAATATTTTCTGTTGCCATAAATTATTCCTCCTAATGCTGATATAGGCTTAAATTATCTGTAATGGCTTGTTGCAGTTTGATTGGATCCTTAATCTTGTTGATTTCATCCTTAGTCATTGTTGGCTTGCCATTCGTTCTAGGTGTAGAACCTTTGAGTAAGTCCTTCTTAACTCCACTTTGAATTTGATTAGTGTATTTAATTAGTGCTTGAACATTTGCATAAGTTTGTTTTTCGTCATCAACTACAACCATGTTGAGCACATCATCACTAACAGTTAGACCAGCTTCCTTAAAGACTTCATCTGTTTGCTTAATATTGTCACGGCGGGCAATTTGAGCACGAAGAGAAGCGATTTCTTTATCTTTCTCGCTTTCTTTTGACATAGTTGCCTCTATATCTAATGAATCTTTATTTGCCTTGCCAGATTGAAGCTCTTTAATTTTCGCATTAGCCTTATCTAACCGTTCTTGGAGAGAATGCTTCTCGTTCTGTTCCTTACCAATTCGTTTTTGAAGTTTCTTAACTAATTTGTCACCATCTAATTTGTTATCTTCCTTTGGATCGGTACCAGTATCCTTTGGTTGATCAGTAACTTGTGGTTCTTGAACTTCAGTGTTGTTATTTTCGTCCATGTTGTGGACCTCCTTTACTCGCATTTAATGTCCTGGGAGACTGCTCGGGTTTTGTTTAACGTCCACTACACACGGAACGGACATAATTTAGTTACGAAAAAAGAGAACCCTTGAAAATAAAGGATCCTCTTTGAAAATAATTTAATTAAGAAAATAAAAAACACTCAGAATTAATCTGAATGTTTAATAGATAATATCTGATTGCATTTCTTTTGAAAGCTTTGGTAAAGGCTTCCCACTTCTAATTGCATCATTCAAGATTTTAATGCCTTCTTGAATATTATGAATATCTGGGTTTACTGGATCAAAATAAGAAATAGCATTATCAAGACTACCAACGCCAAATTTCTTTTCGTAATTATCATGGGCTTCTTTTAAATTCTTTAACTCAGCATTCAATTTACTCACAATAATCACCCCTTTAATAATAATCCTAGTATTAGATTCAAATATTCTTCATCTTCATTAATTTTAACATATTTATTCTTACCATCTTTGCCAATCGATTTTAATTGTCCTTTTCCTGGCTCAAATAATGATTCCAAACCAATCGAAAGTACTTCTGTTCCTTTAGGATATTCTTTACCGATATATGGATTAATAAAATTATCTTTCTTAGTAATTTCACTTAGTCGGTAATTAATAAAACCATTGTAAATATCATATAACCGGCTTGTCTGTTCACCTTTGGTCCGCTCTTTAAGAAACTCTCTTTCAATCCTTTCAACATCTTCATTATGAGTTTCAACGAAGTGGCCTAACTCATGCCAAGCTGTAGTAGGACGACCCGATGAAAAGATTGTATTATATTTACAAGCTTT